TTGGCAATTAAAACCTATGTGAAAGTCGGGCACGAAACGGACGAGGAAGGGAACATCACGCCGCAGTGGATTGTGTTCAAAAGGAGACGATACGAGATTGACCGGATTCTCGACGTCGGCCAGGCTCACGCAATCAACGTCGGTGGTTTTGGGATGCGCTACCTGGTTCGGATTGATAACCGCAAGGCTTATCTTTTCCAGGAGGACTCGCTCCGCTGGTTCGTGGAAGAGAAAATCCCGGGGGAGATTCCCCGGGTCGGCGGGATTGTGCTGGGGGAGAACTACAGTTTCTAACGATAAAACCGCCCCCTTGCGAAGGCGGTATTAAATGGAGCCATGTGTCAGGGCTGTTCGGTAGGCGGCGTTTGCACAGCTTCCACCAGCACAACACCCTCCGCCAGCGTTAGCTCCCGCACCGCGGCTTCAATCGCATCAATATCAATGTCAAATCCTTTTTTAGCCAGCTGGCCCTTTACATACATCAGTTTCTCTTTGCCCGCGTTCGCACCGTATATCTGCTCCGCGGCGTATACGGCAACCCGAACAGCGGCCGTGAGAAGTGCCTGCTGCTGTGCAGTGGTCCGGGCCTGGATCCACGGCACCACCTTCAACGTGATGATGGCGGCCAGGAGCCCGATTAGCGCCTGGAAGATGGGGGTTAAATCAATGCTCATGTTCATCCTTTCAGCGCTCTAATTGGCGCTTCCTGATTTTCTTGTGGGCCGCGTCGAAGTCCGGGTTATCGGAGTTCTGTTTCTTGAGTCCGTCCACCAGGGACAGCACTGCGTCCATGATGGCCATGATGTCGCGCCGGTTCTCCTCCCGATGCTCATGCAGGGATTCCTTCAATTCGGTGATGCCCTGTTTCGTCTCGGCGGAATCTTGCTCGATCGAGTCCATCTTGGCGTTGATGCCATTGATCTGCTCGCTGTGTTTCTGCACGGTGTCAATCTGCTCCTTTAGGTGATGCGCTTTGATAACCGCGCGAATCATGGCTGAGAAGACGGCGACAATCACGCCATAAAGCCACCAGTAGTCTTTCAGGGACGGCAGCCAGCTCAATCAGCTCACCTCCCCAAGGAAGGTTCTCGCATCTTTTGCGATAACTGAAAGCCAGGCTTTCGGGACCAGGACCATCTCGTCATCATTGTTGACCGGCGGGCCGACTTCTTCCTCGAGGTCAGCGTCAAGCGCCTGGGCTTCATCAGGCCCCCAGACGCCGGTGATTCTCAGGCCGTAGTCCTTCTGGAAGGCCTTCACCGCAGTTTCTGTGGCAGGGCCGTACTTTCCGTCGGCCTTTGTGTTCGCTCCGACGTTGTACCCCAGCGCAATGAGCGCCTTCTGCATCTCCTGGACCTGTGGGCCGACAGCCCCTCTCTTAAGCACCGTGCTGTCCATCTCTTCATCACCGTCCCTGTCCGTCCAGTATTGATTCAGGATTGCGTAATGGGTCCAGCGCCGCCTGTCCAGTTTGTTGTAGTGGACACCACGCCCGCCGTACCCCCCGGCCTGCACAACCCATCCGTTCCCGGCGTAGATGCCGACATGCGCCATCTTGCCGGTAGTCTTATCCTGGGCGAAAAGAAAAGCCACCTTGTCCATCGGCAGCTTGTCAATCGCCCCGGTCTCGCCAAAGTAGGAATACTGTTCAGGCGGTGCGGTCGTTTGCTTTCCCCTGAGCCACTGGGTGGTCGCACCGTGGTACCAGTCCAGGCCGATCTGGGCGACTGCACGTTTTGTCAGCCCGGAGCAGTCATAAGAGGAGGGGCCTGAGCGTCCGAATACGTAGGGCTTCCCGACCTGAGCCAGCGCGAATTGAACGATTCTGCTCATGGTACCCTCCTTATTTTTTATTCCTCGCCCGCCAGGTCGTTGAGCAGCAGCCTCATGATGCGGATGTTCTGCCGTGTCAACTTGACTATTTGCGCGTTCCTGTCGCTTGCCGTGGGGCTTCTATAACTTTTGGGTTCATCCCTCACCCTCCTCACCAAGCGCCAAGTCGCCCGGCGTAGTCAATCCAAAACTCAACCTCATCGTTGTAGGTTGTATTGATAGAACACCGCTTGCAGATTTCACACGGTTCATCATCAACATCGCTTGACGCATGAACGACTTGTTTCTGAAGAGTGGAGTTCGCCAGACTTAAGTTCTAAGGGTCTTTCGTATCCTTTTCCTGATTCATTGCACATTACAGGAGCAGGCGACGTGCATTTGACGGACTTCGAAGAAGTTGAAACCAGGAAAAAGAAGAACGATCGATGGACCCGCTCACTGGCCATCATTGCCATTCTCATTTCTTTAGCAGCGTTAGCAGTAAGCTGGATATCGATGCGACAAGAGAAATCAAGCCCAACCCAATCGCCCAGCGAAGTTGCCTCCGCAACTCCCAATCCCTCAGCTGTGCCAAACCCTTCTCCGTAAGACTGAAAACATGATTTGATGGCTGTCCTCCACTTCCTTTAGTGGGGGGCTGTCTTTGCCTACTCATCATCTTTCCTCCGCTTTCATCTTCATTTCCTGGACCAGGAGGACCAGGTCGGACAGGGAGGACGCCATTTCCTCCAGATCGCCCCGCTCCTCCTCGGACACTTTCCCGTCGTGCGCGATTTCGAGCAGCTTGTCCGTGATGGCTTCCAGCCGGTCGGACTTGGACACCCTCGCCATGCGGACCGCGATGCTCTCGATGGTCCCGGATTTCAGGCACACTTCCTTGTCCGCCCCGATTGGGCAGGTGTGCTTGCAGTAGTGCGCCTTCAGCTCCGGGGCCTTGTACAGGTCGGCCATCATCAGCACCGAGTCCACCGGGATGACCTTCGTGATGCCCAGCTCATAGTTGGCCAGGCTCGACACGGACAGCCCCAGCAGCTCCGCCGCCCCTTCCCGGGAGTTCAGCCGGTCGTCGTGCCTCGCAGCCTCTTTCCTTGAGCGGAAGTAGATGTTTTCGGTCTCCGTCATACAGCACTCCTCCATGTTGTATTTGACTTTCCCGTGTTATCCTTGAACCGTGGAGAAAGGGGGGGACTTACTTGGAGCGGTACAACACCTCCCACATCGTCGGAATGTCCATCCCGAGGAAGCGCGCAATCTTCTCACCTACCTCCGGGGATGGTTGCCGTGTTCCAGCTTCGTAATTGGCAATGGCACGCTGAGTGACACCTACCGCATCCGCCAGTACCTTTTGAGTGATGTTTCTAGCACGCCTGATGTTGCTTAGTGTTTTCAATCCATCCTCCAATGACACATTCTGTTCAAAGCAAGACTAACACACACTGTTCAATCCCGTCAAGCATGTTTTGAACATATTGTGATATTTATTTATAGAACAATGTGTGTTATCTATAAATCGGAGGGAATATGCTGCCTAATAGATTGAAAGAGCTGCGGAAACAGCAGGAGATGACGCAAGTTCAACTCGCGGACTTGTTGGGTGTTTCAGCGCGCACAATCTACATGTGGGAAGCTGGCGAGCGTAAACCTGATATTGAAACCCTGGTGAAGCTGGCGCGGCAGTTTTCCGTCACTACCGACTACCTTCTCGGCCTGACCGATGACCCCCAATTCGAGCAACCCGCCACCATCGCCGCCCGGCCCACCGCTGGCATGGAGCCCATCAGCCAGGAACGCCTGGATGAAATCATCGCCGAGGCAGTCAAAGCCATCCGTGCCGAAGCGGCAAAAAAAACGAAAGATTGAGATTGAAAGGTAATAACGAATTTAAACCACATTGAGAGAGGTGTTAAAATGGAAATTGAGACATTCGCCCAATATTCAAACAAGGTAAGTATCTTTATCAGCCAATCTGAAGCAATTCTTACTTTTATGGAAAATCAGCCAAGATATAATGATGCTGATTCTGTGACAGGGATGGATACTACGAAGAAATCTACTATCTTTATGTCACTCAGCTCATTCAAGAGTCTGCTCGAGACTGGAAATGCTCTCATGAAACAGGTTGAAAATGAGCCAACAAAAGAAAGCAAATGATGAAGTTGTATGGAGTGGTATAGAGCCTAGTAAGGGGCGAGCAGTAACCCTCTATGCCAAAGAGAGGAATCATATTGTTAACAACCATCCAGTTATGTCTGACCAAATACATGCGGTTTGGAAATCTGTAGAACAGCCAGACGCTGTTTATTCCAGTTCTCTAAGTTATTCCAGAGAGGTAAGTTTCAGCAAGAATTGTGGATTTAAACATCCAAAATTGTTTGTCAAAACAATTGTAGAGTATAATGGCAATGAAGGAAAAATCATTACTTCGTTTCCAACACTTGCCGAGAAAGGAGGAATTGATGTCAAGATTTATGAAAAGAAGTGAGTATGATGCAATAAATGACATTCTCTACTTGAAAGCAACAGCTGAACCAATTCCTTCTTATGGTGACGAGCAGGAAGATGGAGTTGTTGTTATGCGCAGTCTGGATGAAGATGTTGTTACTGGCTTAACAATTTTTTACCCGAGGCGAGATACAGCGCTAAGAGAATTACAACTCAGAAAAATAGGCTTTCCAATTAAACTACAACCATTAATAAAGTAGATTATTAGTATTTCCTAATCAGTACCCCTGTTAATGAAGATATGCGGAGGAAATAGGTTGTTCTCTCCGGCTATTAAGAAATGACACAATACGAGCACCTCGAGCAGCTGGCGCACAGCCATGGCGTCCTCATCAACCTGCTAATCCTGCAGGAGGATGACCCCCTGGACGGCTACTACATCAGCATGCCGGACGGTTGCTCCGTCGTCCTCATCAACCGCCACCGCGACCTGGCCCACCGCACTGCGGCCCTGGCGGAGGAGCTGGGCCACCACTTCCGCAGTGTCGGCGACCTGCGCAGCCTTGCCAGCGTGGAGAACCGCAAGAGCGAGCTGGCCGGCCACGCCTGGGGCATCGACGCGCTCCTGCCGCTGCCGGAGCTGGAAACCCAGCTGCAAAACGGCAACGGCACCGCCTGGGAGCTGGCTGAGGCCTGCGACCTGCCGCCCGAGTTCATCGAGGAGGCCGCAAGCTTCCGCCTGAAGCGGCAGCCGCGGCTGGTGTCCGCCAAGCGCCTGCCGGAGGAAGCGCAGCAGCTCATCCGGAAGCGCGCGTGGCCTTCCATCCCACCGGCGCCGCCGGCGCCGGTGCCGCCTCCAAAGCCGCGGGTAAGCGTGGACGACATCCGGCCGCTGGCTTGGTTGCGCGCCGTGAACCTGCTGGGTTATCGGCCAAAGCCGGCGGAGTGGAGGGCAATTTCCTTCGCCTTTCGCACGGAAATCGTCTACAGCAACCCGGAGCGCGTATATGCCCAGCGCTTCCGCAAGAAGAACAGCGAGAAGATGTCGGAGTTCATCAGAATCATTTATGCCGAGTGTTTTGAGAACAGCAGCGGGCCGGCGTGAGGAGAATTTAATGGCAAAGCGGCTGATGGTCCTGCTCCTGGGCGTCCTCCTGCTCGCCCCGCTCGCCGGGGCAGTGGGTCAGGCGCCCAAGGCAACGCCTGTTCCAAGAGAAAAGTTTGTAAGTTACCAATATTCTCTGGATATGTTTGGCATGGGCTGGTGGAAGGATGAGGTCAGGTACAGCAAGGCGTATGTGATGCTGGATACCATCGACCGCAGCGGACGCAGCGGATTGGTCTGGCTCTTCATCGATGACATCGCCTGGACCACCGGCATGGAGGTGTTCTTTGACCGGTCGCTGCTGGACGCGGGCGTGAAGGTTGGGGACATTGTCCTCATGTACTGCGAGGGAATCGAGCCCTATCAGCGCTGGGGGCGCGAGAACGGCAGGAGCATCATCCTGGAGACCTGGAACAGGGCACGCTGCCATGACTATGAAATCCTGTCGAAGGCAGAGCAGGATAAAATCATGAAAGCTGTCAAGGACTATGTCTACTGAGCTGGAGGATTCATGAAAAACAAAAAAGCGATATTACTCATTCCGCTGATCCTGGCCATCGCGATGACTGCCTTCGCAGCCGGCAGCAAAATCACGCTGGACAGCGCCAAGCCGATGTACGACCAGATTGTCTCCTTCAAGGCCTGGTATTTTTCCCTAGGTTTGGTCGACCAGGCGCAATGGGATATGGCTTTTGATGACCTGACTGACCCGGAAAACATGCAGAGCGACGAGGAGAGCCCGTCCTACCTGTTTTTTAATGCTCAGCGCAACCCGGGCAAAGGTTTGGTCGTCTACTATCTGCCCAATGGTAAGGTGTATCACACGGACGCTGCCTGCCAGTACATCCGCACCAAGGACAACGTACAATTGGTGGCGCTGAGGGAACTGCCTGAGGACATCACCATCTGTAAGCGATGCGACGGCGACTAGCGGCTCCCCTGGCCCTGGCGCTGGTATGTCTGGCATTGGTTGCGGTCGCAGAGCAGGAAATCTACATCACCATGCCGGACCTGGAGCATCTCACCAGGGCGGTCTGCGAGCACGTTGTGGACGGCGACACCGCCTGGTTCAAGGTGGTCGAAAACGGGGTTGAAGTGTCGCACAAGGTCCGCTTCCTCGGCATTGACACGCCGGAGACGGTCCATCCGGACATGGAGGCACAGCCGGGCGGGAAGGAAGCCTCCGACTATGTGAGGGAAGCCCTGGAAGGGGAAACCGTCTGGCTGGAGTACGACATCGAAAAGCTCGACAAGTATGACCGCCAGTTGTGTCACATCTGGCTGAAGGACGGGACAATGTTCAACCTCTCCCTTGTCCGGAAGGGATTCGCGGTCGTGCTGGTCGTCTACCCCAACATCCGCTACCACAAGTTTTTCCTGGCGGCGCAGGACGCGGCGGCATCGGAAAAGATAGGGGTATGGGGCGATAACCACGGAGGAGGGAATTAGTGAAAAGGGTTTTGGCGACACTGCTTCTCCTGACCATCGTTTCGACAGCCTCACCCGTTGTCGGGGAAACAGAACCAAACCGCCCCGGAACAAGGGAGTTCCCGATAGATGTGTCTGTCATGGAGCCAATCACCGTGGTTTGGCAGGACGCAGCCGGGGGCATTGAGGCCGAGATTACGTTCAAATCAATTGAAGACCTTTCCTTTCCGGAGGCGTACGAGAAAATAGACGAACTATCCTACATAGAAGCAAGGGGACCGCTCTACTTTTGCTTTGAAATCCTTGTCCAGGCCGATAAGGTTGACGGCGGGAATGTCGCAGTCCTTACGTCAGACCAATTCAAGGCCTTCAACATGGACTTCATTCAATCGGAGATTCTGACCGTTCTCGAGGAAGTGGAGCTGCTTGAAGGGACCGGTGCGCACTTTTATGTCGGGTTCAGAACGCTGGGGTCGTTCCCGGGATACATCGTGTTCAACAACGAACTTTGGTTCGATGTCAGATACGCGAAGATTGCGGAGTAGGCGCCATGCAGAAGAAGAAGGACGCCCGCCACGCATCCGGTCTGGTCCAGCTCCATGTCCGGTATACTGACGCCATTTCGGGACAGAAAAAGTCGAAGTCCATCTATGGCAAAACACTCGCCGAAGCCCAAAAGAAAAAAACCGCCTTCCTCCGGGAAATTGAGGAGGGGCGGAGGGTGACGGAGCAGGGGAAGACGGTGGGGGCCTGGGCAGAGGACTGGCTCAATATTTACAAGCGCCCCAAGGTCAAGAGAAGCACGCTGAGGGGCTACGAGAACGAAATCAAGCACATCATAGCGGCCTTCGGCTATAAGTCCATCAAGTCGGTCTCCCCGATGGACATCGTGGCGCTCATGAACTCCCGAATTGGGCTTTCCCAGTCGGCCATCGACAAAACCTTCATCACCGTCAACGCAATCTTCGAGGCGGCCCTCAACAACCGCTTCATCGCGTTCAACCCCTGCAAAGGGGTCGACATCCCCAAGGGGCCGGAGGGCAGCCACCGCGTCCTCGACCACTGGGAGGTTGACCTCATCGGGAGAGTCGCAAAGACCCACCGCTTTGGGGCGGGGGTCATGCTCATGCTGTGGGGCGGCCTCCGGCGGGGGGAAGCGTGCGCCTTAACCTCCTCGGATCTTGTCGGGGACGAAATCCATGTCAATAAATCCATTGAGTGGGGGAGGAACCAGGGAGCAGTCGGCACCGCCAAGACAGAGGCGGGGGAGAGGAGCATCCCCGTCTGGCCGCAGCTGAAGCCATTCCTCGGGGCTCCCGGGCACTTCATTTCCACGTCAAAAGGGGAGGCTCCCGTCTCCCTGTCTGCGTTCAAAAGAGGCCTGGACAGCTTTATCTATGCCTGTAAGGTGGAGCTGAACGGGTGCCGGAAGCGCTGGGCGCCGGAGGGACACGCCTGGAAGGAGTTCTCCTTCACCCCGCACGACCTCAGGCACACCTGGTTCACCATGCTCTATGATGCCGGGGTCGACGTAAAGGTCGCCGCTTCCTGGGGCGGGCACGCGGACATCAACGTCACGATGCGCATCTACCAGCACATCCGAAAAGAAAGGAAGCTCAGGGAAGCGAAGCAGGCCATCAAGCGCTCTGGTCGTAAATCTGGTCGTACAGGTAAAACATACCGCCTGAAAGACATTGATAAATAAGGGTTTTCAAAACGATCGATAACTACACTACGAATCAAAAGGCCGCAGGTTCGAATCCTGCAGGGCGCGCCACCAGAGAACCCCGCATTCCCAAGGGATGCGGGGTTTTTGTGTATGGCATGATATCAGTGGTTTTCAGTATTTGAGTACTGTTTGGGCACAGGGATGTCAGTTTGCAGCGTTCAGGGAAGATAGAGCGCAACTGATTTATCTATTTTGCTGCTTTTTGCCTTCCGGCAGGTGTAAAAAGCCACAATGCAGAATGACGGTTCCGGGCCTGCCAGGCATTGTTGTGATCGCGACGTATATGCCGTTTCGAACGATGGGTTGCGTATGTTGTGGATCATTCAATATCAATCCCAAATGGATGGCAATTGCCAGGATTTGCCTTATTGTATATGCATTTTCCGGTATCCGAGCGGCGACACCTTCTCGTGGTACTGGAAAAACTTGGTGAACAGGTTGACGTTCTCATACCCGATAATACCGGCGATCTGGGTGATTTTGTAGGAAGAGGTGCACAGCAGCGATTTCGCGATTTCCATGCGCCGGACGTTGATATACTCCTTGAGCGTCATGCCGGTGATGCTCTTGACAATCCTTGTCAAATAATCCTTGTCATACTGCAGTTTCTCGGCGATTTGTGAAACTGTCAGGGGATGGTAGATCTCCTCTTCGATATACTCCCTGATTTGCTCAACCAGGACATCCTTTTCGTCCATCCCCTCATATTGCCTGGTAAACGAAGTCAGAATCAGCAGCAGGGCGGCGTCGCCGACCTCTTCGCCAACGCCGCGCCGCCAGCGCAGGGAGCACAAGTCGGTGAGCCACTGCTTGAACTGCAGCGGGGAAGTGGCAATTCTCTTAGGCTCGTTCAGGCGGATGCCGCTTGTCTGGTCAATCAGGAAATCTACCCAGTAAAAGGAAACGCGCTGCTCGTTCGTCTTGTATCCCTGGATGGTCTGGAAGGGCGAGCAGAGGATGCCTTCGTTTTCCCTGACCATCAGGCGTTTGTCTCCCAGGGCCAGAAAGAGGCATCCTTTTGTGACAAACAGCAGCTCATGGTTCTCCAGAAAGCGCTTTTTGTGCCGCCACCCGGTCCTTACATCCAGAAAACCCGAATGAATATGGGAAATCCTGTTGTATGAAGGCTGCTTTTTATACTTTTCCTTTTCATTGACTTGAAAATAAATCATGTCGGAAAACCTCATTTTTTGGATTGTTTTCGGATTGTTTATGGGTTTCCTGTCACTTAAGATGATTATGAATTCAAGAGCAGGTTCTGTCAA